GCCAAATCAGTGTTACAAAACCATGGAACGTTCAAAGCAACGGATGTAGCCTCGTTAGCATGCAAAAATGCGTGCGGACCAGATAGAAGAGTGTTTATCAAGTTCTTATTGTAAAAACCATCTATCGGATACGCAGGCATTGGAGGTAAAACTCCTACAAGAACACAGCCCGCATGGGTAATAGTGCCTGCCATAGATATATTTAGAACCATATCCGGTCTGCCATAAGCAGCCATTTTGAACATATTCAAAACGGAAGGATTGCTTCTAGCTATATCTCCTGGCAAAAACTTTACTGTGTTTTGTAAGAAGGAATACCTAACCGCAGTATTAGGAAATACAACCTCGTCAACATAAAATGGTCTCTCTATGAAAGATCTGGCATCTACTCGATAAGCATCGGGTATATCCACCTTCATATAAAGATCATTATATGGTGTACGAATTTCTTGTATTTCTCTAGTAGTGATTGATGCTACTTCAGTTGACATATTTTGTGAATTCAAATCAAAATCGTTATCGGAAATTTTCTTAAAATCATTATCAATATTCTGTAAATTTGTTGCGTCGGAATTCTCATCACGACTACGCAATGTCGTGAATAGCACAAATGATATCGACAAATATCACGGCCAAGAGTGTGGTGCCATTACTCTTGTTTTGTAACCGTATAATATTCGAAGGGCTATAGGTTGCCGTCCTGATCAACAAGGATGTTTTAACGTGATTGTCTTCACGAAACGGTGGAACTCCCAATCTTCCGTTTAAAGATAATACTTATTTCTTCAAGTATCAAACTCAGGTTTTATAGTAACCACACTCCATCGTTTAACGTCTGATGGTGAATTCTACGTACAGGGCAGTTAAGCCGATGCTTACGCAAGTTTGTTATCCGGGTGAACTCCCGTACCTTTTATAGTAGTGGTCTACTGCATTGGTTGTCCGTTTTTGAGTTTTGTAACAAAAGCGTAACCTTCGTCATCGTCGAGTATTTTCCTAACTTTCGCTTCAGTAAAGAATGGATCAAAAGGGAAATACTTTTCGAACAACTCAGTTAACCTCCTGTATAGAAGTGGTGAATGTAAATATGCTTCAACTTGCATAGATCTACATTTACCAAGCATAGCGATATGTTCATCATCTGTGTCAGTATTGATCCATTGAATGGTGTTCAATATTGTCTCCAGAGATAAAACACCGACATACCTTCCTAATACAGGGTGTTTTCTGAAATGTCTTTTGACGTAGGTTAATTTATCAAAATCCTGTGTAGCTTTCGTTATTGGTGATTTATCACCATTAGTGCAATCCATACCTAATGATAGAGCAACTGCTTTAATCGTTTCCAAATTA